AGCAGAGAAGATAAAGCAGAATATAAATCGCTTGTATTCAAAGCTCAAAGACTTCGTGAACAAGTTACTGCATAAACAGTAATTACATATAAAACAACTAAAAGCTGTGCAAACAGAGAAGGGTTCTATGTCTCAAAATACAAATCAAAATTTATTAGATGAATATAATTATAAGATAAACATATCTGCTTATGAAAACTTAACTGAACGAGAACGACATATTCATCAGTCTGCATTTATGACTGGATACAAACTAGGTCAAGAACACACCATCAAATCTAAAACCATTACAAAATTTATTTATGTTGCTAAAGGTAAAACGCCTAACCAACATACCAGAACAACTGTCTACAAAACTGCAAACCGACAAGCCGATTATATTTTTAATAAAGTGTTAAGATATTACAATAGAACTTATGAAGAGATTGTATCACCAAGAAGATTGAAAGAATATGCAGAAGTTAGATCTGTGATTATTAATTTAATTAGAGAACTGACACCCTTGTCTTTACCTGAGATTGGTAGAATCCTTGGAGGTAGAGATCACACCACAATCTTACATCATTTAAGAATGAAGTTTGACCGCAGAAGATTTTGGAGTGTACACAATATTACTTGGCAGCATTATGAAAAGCTATATAAAGATTTAGAATTAGAACTAAAAGCTCTTTAAACAATTTCACCCTTAGTATTTACACACCAAATAATTAATTCTAATATTTTAATATCGTTTGTGGTAAATTGTATTTTTATTTCATCACCTACTTTGGTTGCTGCATCATAACACGCTTTAGGTGAGTTATAAATTTTAGTATCATTTTCTTGAAAATCCATACAGCTAATACCTCGTGGTGCTTCAGGATCAGCAAAACAAATCATTGCGAATAAAAAAAACGATTTCATTCACAAATCTATATACTAATTATGTTCTTGCGTAATTAGGTTTTTTACCTCTGCGTGTTTTTTTTTCTGCTTTTTGTTTTCTTGATACTGCAGCTCTTATTTGACTAGCAGACATTGATCTTACTTTAGACATAGGTAAACATTTAGGATAATTTTTTCTCTTTTCACCTTTTGATCTTCCGCATTTTGGATAAGAGCCATCAGATCTTCTGTTAGCAACATCAACCCAGTTGGCTCTGACCCATGATCGTAAACCTTTTGACATTATTTTTTCTTTTTACGTTTTGGTTTTATTCTACCACTACATACCCCAGCAGCGTACATATTTGCATACGCACTGGGATACACTTTAAATTTTCTTTTAGCAGCAGCTTTACCTTTTGCACAAAGTTTAGCCATGTTTCTTTTGCACTGTAAACTTTGCCATTCTTACAGCTCCCTTGTGTGGTTTGTATTCACCCTTCATAAGTTTGTAAGATGAACCTTTTTTCATCCAATGAAAACCTCTAGGTGCTTTGATTGATTTGGTTGTCATCTTTTTTTACCCTGTCTTAGTTTAATAAAGTCTGCTCTTGTTATTTTATTTCTAGGTTCTGCAACACGAGCTATCTTCATCTGCTTTGCAGTATATTTTTTTTTACCTTTTTTCTTTGGCATAATTTCCTTTCAAGTAATTTAAGTATTGATCTAGCTTAGAAATTACTTTTTGCCTTTCTTCTTTTTCTTTTTCATTGAAGATCCTTTTCCCATAGATCCTTTTCCTTTTTTCTTCATTCCGTAATGTCCTGGCATTTTCTTCCTCCTTCTTTTGTTTCATATAAAGTGACCAACAATCTGGTTTTCTACAAAACCGATGACCACTTGCATAAATAATATAATCGCTACCGCAATTTATATTCTCATGTTTTTTACCACAATAATCACAACTGTATACAAATATTCTTTGTTGTTTTTTGCGTGGCATAAATTTTTATGATTTGTAACACAGTGTCGCAGAAAAGTCTAACACCCTAAAACATGATTGCTCTACTATTCAACAAAATGGAAAAAATAAAAAATCGCAAAAATGAACTGTGGTATAATGGGAGTTGAAAGGAAATTATTTATGAAAAAAAACAACGATGATTTCTTTCTATGTTATGCGTTGGGTAGTAGAGGTACTAGCTACGCATGGGGTAAAGGTAAAACCGAAGAAGAAGCTAAACAACAATGTGAGTTAGCTTTATCGGAAGGTAAAAAGTTTAGACATAGACCTTTTGCTTTTATCACTGGTCATAATGATTGGTGGTCTTTAAACCCAGCATGGAAAGAACTGTTAGATAATTAACAGTAAAAGGTGGGGTGGCGAAAGTCACCCTACCACTTCTTACAACTCCAATATCTCGCAGTCAATTTATTCGTTGCAGTTGCACAGCGATGTCTTGCTCTAAATGATTTCCGTCTTGCAGGTGATGATTTTTTAATCGTCATGTTGGCATCCCCATAACGAATAAGTTTGACTCGGTTTCCTACCTTTGCCAGAACCGCAAACTTTTTAGTCTTGGTTCTTGCGTTCTTAGGTTTGTTATAACCAGAAAACTTTTCACCTCGGTATGTGATTGCCATGATTACTTTTCTTTATTGCATCTGCAAAGTTTAAAAAGCAAACAAAACTTTTTAAATATTTTAAATATACATTTCATTTTATTTTTTCTATCCTTAATATTTTATTGTCTTTTGACAATTCAGCTTTTACTCTTGAACACATATATACCACCCTTGATCCACTATTTCTAGTGGCTATTCTTTTCTTTTTTAAACACTCAGATACAGTTGGCATATAGGTCATTTCTTTAAGTTGTTGAGGTTCACCTATAAACATGAGTAATGCCATGATCTCTACCATCAATGACCCCCATTCTTTCTTATTAACTTTTCCACATCTTCTTGTAGTTTATTTATTTTTTTATCAGCTTCCATGAGCAACACTTTAGTGTGGATATTTTCATCTAACTGCTTTTGATGCTTTTCTATTATCTTTGCGTTCATCTCAATTAACATTAGCATCTCTAAATTTTTAGGTGTTTGTTCTGCTTTTTTTAACAAGTCCGCTTCCATTAATTGTTTAGATGTTTCAAGATTATTTAATCTTTCTACAATACCAAAATAACCCCACACCCCTACAGCAATAACAATAATAATGCTGATAAGATTTCGCATTGGCATAGCAATAGATGTCTGGTCACTTATCTTCATTAAAAAACTCCTCTTTTCTTTTATCAGCTTCTATCTCTCTTATCCATCGTTTTGTTTCTGGATCTTCTGGGTCTTTGGTCACAAATGATTTTTGCATATAATCTAAAAAGATAATCAAAGTCGCTAAAAATAACAACATATCAATCATTTGAACTGGTCCTTATTTGGAAAGTTGTTTTTAACATGATCTAAAAATTCTTTATCGGTAATACATTTACAATAACGTCTGGGTCTTTGATATAAAATTCTCCATAATTTATTCTCCCATTTTGAGACTCTGGGAAGTAATATTCTGGCTATAGCTTTTTTAATTTTGTGCATACAAATAATACAATTCATACTCTACCTTGCTTGTTGTATTTTTTATTCTGTAATTTAAAGGATTTGTTTGGCGACTTACTATGTCGTCCTGGTCTTTTTATTCTTTTTCTTTCTAACGGTGCGTACTCTTTTACTTTTCGTGCCATAACCTAATCCTTGCTGTGATTTCAAAGTAATCTTTGTACCAAATGTTTTACTAAACATTTTTGCGATTTGATTACTCATTACTTACGCTTTATCAGATCAGTAGCTTTCAGTCCATAGACAGATGCTATGACACCTACAAAAATTGTTTGATACCAAAATGGCATTTGTGAAAAATACTCAAAAAACAATTTCATTTTCTCCATGTGTGTTGGGTCATCTGACCACACCGCAAAACCTAGCATCACGATTGGCACTGAAAGTAAAATCAAGATGAACTCGTCTTTCCAGTCTGATTGTCTAGCTTCTAAAAGTTTACCTTGATACTCCGCCTCACCATTTGCCATCTTCTCAGCGTGTCTCATCTGAGCATCTGCCATAAGCATCTTTGTCTTTTGTCTATTTTTATAAATATGACTACCTGCTTGAGCTGCTAATTTTATTGCACTTAACCACATATTACCAAGGTTTATAATCTACTTTCCCATTTTCATCTCTAAATGCTCTGAGACTTTGTTTTCTGTTTTTCTTGCCGACATACGACACATGAATCCACCCACTATTGGGTTCATCTTCACCTTTCCAGAACTCTAAAATGAGTTGGTCAAAGTCAAGATTATTTTTAATCCATAATGCAGTATCATAATTGGAAACGCCAATAATTTCAAGGTCTGCTGCTTGACCTTTTGCGTGTTGGCTATTTATACTAGAACCAATGGCTAAGCAAAGTTCAGCACTACGATAGCCTGAAGTAATAATGACTGGACTTTCATAGTGGTTACGCAAAGGTTGAAGTACAGATTCTGCAAGTTTTTTTAATGCATCAATGTGGTCACTAGATGGATTGTTGGGTATTCCTTTTCTCTCAGCAACCTGAGATTTAGTAAGTTCATTTAAGTTAAAGTTTTCTGTAAGTTTCATTTGTTTTTAAATTTACGTTTTGCAACTTGATAAATTTCTCCTTGTTCAGTTACATATAATATTTCTACATCTAAATCTTTTTGTTGTTGTGTAGGTGAGCGATTGATTCTTGTGCCAGGTCTACAGCGATGCGATTGTTGCTGTCTAAGTGATACAGTTTTAACATCATATTTCCTATACTCCTTAGTTTTAATATTATAGGTAATAATGTCAATAGGACCTAACCCATCAAGGGGTGTAAATACAATAATATCATCTTGTTTTGCCAGATAAGACTGTGCAAGAAGCTGAGATATAATACCTTTCCTGTGTTTTACATTCATGTACTTATAGTTGTATAACTATATTTAGTACAATGTAAATGTTAGCCTACTAGATGTGGATGTTTAATCAAAATATTGCAATACTGCAGTGATGATACCTGCAAGGAAAATAAGAATCCATACTGCACCTTTACCTTTATTCAAATCCTCTTTAATTTTCTTTTGCTCTTCTTTGAGATCCCTAATCTCTCTGCAAATAAATTCTAGTTTTACTTCTATTCCTGATTGATCCATAATTTACCTTGCGTTATTTGGTACTCCATTAGAATTTACAAAAGGTGCTTTGGCTACTGCGTAAATTAGATAATTTCTATTACCATTAAATCCATCATTTGTACCCCTAAACTTTATGCCATTAGATACAAAATCGCAAATATCAGCAGATGTGTTTTCTGCATTTGAATTTTGTGGAAATAATCTTGCATTCATTAAATTTCTTGGACTACGTTTGTTATCTATCATGTGCCATGGGTCGGTAGATGTAATATCTTTTATAATGGCAAATGCAGGTTCAAAACCGAGGTGTACGTATCTACCATTTGAATTACCATTTCCAGCATAAGAAGATACAGCACTATACCCCTTAACACTGTGAAAACAATATGCTACAAAGGTGTTAGTATTTCCATTTGCATCACCTTCATTTCCTAATGTGACTAAAGTTGAACTAGGAGCAGTGCTGTTAAATATTGAACTTGCTGATGCTGGTGCGTTTCCTAAATTAACATTTATTACTTTATTAAAAGTTGAATCCACTGGCGTTGCTCCAACTCTCCAATTACCAGTAGTCCCTCTTGATTTTAACCAAACCATTTCAGGTGCAGAAGATAATCCATGTCCAAAAGTTGCACCTGATGTTCCATTTCCAGTGTAAGTCGCTATACTAAATCCAGCAGTTTGATTTGCACTTACTGAACTTGTAATTGTTCCATTTGTATTTGATGATGCAGAACCACCAGCTTTCCAGTTCCATGCTACATACGTTGCACTATTTTGATTCCAATATGCTTTATCACCTGATGCCTCTGATCCATCTTCAACTCTAAAACCATCTGATAAAAAGGCACTTAGAAAACCAAAACGATCTTGTGCGTTTGAACCTTCAATACCTGTGGTATTTGTTGCTAATTCTGAATCTTGACCAGCACCTCTAACAACATCTAATAAATTGTGACCTGCGGCGTCATCTCTTCTGCGACCCCAGACCCAATCAGGTTGAAAACCTACTCCAGTTATATCCCTAGAATCAGCATCATCACCTGTCCATTTAATGGTGTTAAAGTATAAACCAGGATCATCAATAGTTGTATAAGCCATTATCCGTACTCCGCTAAGTTTTTAGAACATAACGCAAAATAACCAGAAGGTACAGAGTATTCAAAATTACCATGTCCGTTTGCATCTGCGTTGCCTGATGAAATTGAAAATGGTGGACTACCAAAATTACAAGATATTAACGATCTACCACTAGAAGAAGATAAATCTCCAACAGCAAAAAAATAAGCACCCTCTGTTGAATTTGCTATAGTAGTTATTGTAATAGCACTTGTTGGTGTAGATTGATTGAAATTACCAGAACCATCTCCCCATTGACCATTTTTACCAAAATATAATTGATTATTATCTACATCAAGTGCAACTTGACAAATATCTCCAACCGAAAAAGCAGACCCATAAGCACTTGCACTATTATTATTTGATTGTTGTCCATCAAGAAAACGAATAGCAAAAGATCCCGCTGATCTTCCTACATTATTACCATTCCTAGCATCTTCTGCTGGTGAATGAGTTACACCAACCATTTCTTTTTCTTCTCCACCTGTTTCAGCAGATTTAAACTCAGCATACCATTTTCCAGAACTAACTCCTATAGTTGATGTTCCACCAAATTTCGCAGAGTCACTTGTACTGCTTATAAGATTACCTTCTGAAAATGTTGGTGCGTTAGATGTTGGCACATTTAGTGGATTTAATGTTGCAAAATTATTTGTGCAAGTATCTGTTCTTTGATCTGTTGCAACTATATTGGTAACAGAGTGATGTCTATTGTTTCCTGAAGTATCTGCTCCTATACCAGAACTATTTGCACTTGATCCACTTTCTTTAAATTCAAGTAAAAATCCATTGTTACCAAAAGTAAGTGTAGAAAGAGATATTGGTTTAAATACAGTTGGAGTATCTGTATCAAATTCTCCAAATGAAGTTTGATCTAATTGTTGTCCATCAACAAAAGCAAACTCACAAAAAGTTCCTTTGATATGGTTTCCATCATTTGTTGCTGTTCCGCCCACATGAAAAACTAAACTGTTTTCATTCCATTGAGAAGCGTAATCCTGTGCTGGATAATTTTCTGCGGCAAATGAAGTAACTTGTGATCCATTAATATATAATTTTAATCTATTAGAAGCTGTGGCTTGACTTGTGTCTACTGCCATAATAATATTATAAAAAGCTGAAGGATCTCTTAAAACTTGCGAAGTTCTAAAATCTAATTTTGTACTACCACTTTCGTTTTCAAATATTCCAAGAGTTCCATCATTTCTTAAATACATATACGCTTGATTATTACTATCAGAAAAATAACCAAATATGGGTCTATCTCCACCTGATGTCGGGAACTCATGTATTTTTATCCAAAAAGAAATAGTAAATTTTTTAGTATTGGTTGGTGTTGTATTAGTTATTGATGTCTTTGCATCAGCACCAATAAAATATGAAAAAAGTGCTACTCCTGTGTCTTTGATAGAGTTAGTACCAAGAATTAATGGTGCGGTCATTAATTCTCCAATACTGGAAACTCACCTAATGGTCTTGTTACACTTCCATCTTCTTGCTCAGTGTAAGTATATAAAGTTTTAAGAGCATCAACATCAGCCGCATTATTAATTGCCGTTTCCATTTCATTTGATTTGGTTCTTACTGCTGATCTAAATGTTGTGATATTAGATGGTACAGAATAATCAGATACTTCTGTTGCTTTGACAACATACCAATCTGTGGGTGCTAATAAACCTTCAGCTTGTTGTTTCACAATTCTTTTCTTTTGTGTTTTTAATCCCTCAGTTTTTACATC